AGGTTCACGCCTTGGTTAGACCAGCGGGATAGCATCATGTTCGTCGCCATGCGGGCGCTTTCCATGTGTTCCTGCAGGACCGACGTGGGCCGGATGCCGATATTCTGGTAGGCGTAGAGAACAATCTCGCCCAGCGCCGGGTTGAAGGCATAGGTTTCGCTGGTGGTCATCAGAGTGTCCCATCATTCTTGATCAGGACGCCAGTGAAGCTGGCCATGATTTTGTCAGGTCCAACGGCGCTTCCGGTGACCGTGTCATAGATGTCAGTCTTTTCCATGATGGTAGCTGGGGGAATATATGGGAAAAACTGAAAACTGTTCGAGGCAAAAATCTTTGCGGTGGAATAGTTGATACCACTGATGATCGCTCTGAAATCAATTGTCATGAAGTCTGTAACAGCAAGCCCAGAAGTACTCACGCTTCCGCCAGCAATATGCAGCGTGTACCCGGCTGGTACCGTGTAAATAGCAACCTGAGATTTGTTGTCGAGAGCGGAAATGAAGTTGTAAACGTTTGCTGGTACTCCAGCGGTCAAAGCACCAGTTCCGAAGTAAATGTTTCCAGTTGGTGAACCAGAAACAACGATGAGGTCGTTCACACGAAGAAAAGACTTTGTTGACGATACTGCAGATTGTCCGTTGAGCAGAATGACTTCGCTGATGTCTTTGTAGTTTGCATCCAGACCTTCAACCAGAACCGCCTGACCAACATCACCAGCAACCGAACTGGACAGGTTCATCAGGGAGGCTGACGCCGGGAACACGTAGGCGTTCGCCCGGTTCCAGATGGCTCTGACGGCTGCGTTGCTGACGAAACCGCTATAGGCTGTGCGAAAAATCGTTTCGTGTCCGGTGATCTGACCGCGAGAAACTTGAAGATCGAACGGCTCGTTCTGACCGAGTTTGGTAATCGAAAGGGTTTGAACAGCCATTTATCTCACTCCAGCCTGAACAATGTAAGCAGTAACAGTCCCTGTTCCAGATGTGACGTTGATCGACAGACCGTGGTGCGGTACCGTAATGGAGCCATTGATGGCTGAAGATTTTGCAGAAAATCCAGCGTCCACAGCCCACACAGATGGTGTTGCAGTGGACGGATCGTCCATCGAAATTTCGATGTTGAAGGTTGCCGTACCAGTTACGGTCGCAACAATTCCAACGTTGAAGGGGTTTTGAAAGCTGTCCGACGCAATGATTGCGCTGCGTCCAGTGCCTGTCTTTGAGATGGTGACTGGGGTCATCTTGCGTTTCCTGTGAAGGGGAGGGGGCTTAGAAGGCCCCCTCTGTTACTTCGCCTTTGCGGCGGCTGCCGACATGAGCGGCATACCGTGAACGGCTTGACCCCCGGTCACAGTCCGGTTCGCCGTCGCGGTGTGCGGAGCAGGGTTTCCGCTGATCGTCCCCACCTTGACAGAGGTGTTGACCTTCATGGCGGGCTTCTTGTTTCCAACGCGCATGTCGGCCCCCATTACTGCTGAACGTAGGAGGTTGTGACGGCCACGACACCAGCCGATGGAGCGCCGACCGAGGTGATGGAGATCACGACGGGGGCGACCGTGGGGGCAGCAGCGCCAGCCGTGGTCAGACCCGCCATGGCGGCAAGCTGGGCGGCGGTGAAGGTGATCGCGATCCGCCCGGTGGCAGCCTTGACATCAACGCCGGAGGCATACTGAGTGCCACCAGCCGAGGTGCCGATGCTCAACGTGGCAGAAGTTGCCGAGTTGAAGGCGGTCAGCACGTCGATGCTGAAGTTCGAGATGCGAGAGCCGACCGGGACATAGATGGTCGCCGACTGAACCAAGGCACCGCCGGACTGGACGATGGTGGCAAATTGTTCAAGGCGAGAGAAGCCTTGATTGGGGCCGTTGGTTTGGCCAGTGGTGAGCGTCCCCGATACGACTGGGCCGCTGAAGTGAGTAGCAGACATGTTGCTTTCCTTTCAGGTTGCGAGGCCCCCGAAGGGGCCTCTGGTCCAGATTACGAGGGGGTCGAACCCCAGATGGCGCGCCAGTTGTAGTAGCCGAACGAGTAGCGCTCGTAGCCCTTCACCAGCAGGTTGTCAGTGACGAAGTCCACCTGCATGTCCGTTTCGAACTTCACCCGCTCCATGTAGGAGAGGCCGTCGATGTTGGTCAGCAGGAACCAGTTGGCTGCCGAGGTCAAGAAGTCGTTGACCATGTAGCCTTCCGGCAGGCCACCAGCGGTCGACATGATCGCGTTCACGTCGTTGTCGGCGGTACCCGGACGCAGTTCCGTCTTCGTCAGGCGGATGGCGACAGGCTCCAACTGGGCCGGGACGATCAGCTTCCGGCCACGGGCGAAGACCTTCAGGCCAGCCTGATCGCGGAAGTTGGTCCGGATGGAGATCATGCCGTTCAGCAGGGTCGCCTCGTTCAGTTCAACCTGCACCGTGGGGGTGTTCGCGACCACGCCGCCGTCGATGGGGTGCGACAGGGACAGCAGCGACACGCCGTCGCCACCGATGGACGAGTTGAAGGTCGTCGCGGTATTCAGGATGTTCGCGCCGTAGATTTCCTTGGTCTGCTGGAAGCTTTCGATCAGGCCGAGGTTCGACGGTTGGAACTGGGTTTTATACAGGTTGTCGTCGATGGCCTTGCGGGTGATCGCATACCCCAGACCGATTTCGACGTGTTCTTGGTTGTAGATGAACCGTTCGCCAGCGCCGTTGTCGAAAGCGGTCTGACCACCTTCGGTCTTCAACTGGGCAAAGCCCAAGAAGCGCATCTCGGCGGTGCGTTCAAGCGCCATCTTCGAATTGTGCTTCGTGAAGATTTTGTCGTACTGAGATGGGATCATCTCGTACTTGCCTTCAACCCCCCGCAGGCCGGGGAGCAGAAGGTCTTTGATCGCAGAAAGATTGACAGCCATTTCTCAATGCTCCTTACACGCCAGAGAAGTTGCGCGGCATCGCGTTGTTGAAGCCGACCACGATCTTGTTGTAGCCAGCGGTCGCATCGTTGCCGTTGACGCCCGAAAGCGGAGCGGCTTGACCCGGCAGATAGTTCTGCAAGGCGATGATGCGGAACGGCAGGGTGGAGTTCGCGCCGAGGACGCCAGCCGTGGACAGCGTGAACTGGTCGGCGAACATGGTCGACAGGCCCGTGGCAGCGATACCGTTGGTCTCACCCGGGGTAACACTGTTGCTCCAAGCGAAGCCGATGTTCTGGCCGACCTGAGCCTGACCCACAGCAGTGGCGGTGGTGTTCGAGTTCCCGGTCTGGACCGAGAAGCGGGCGTTCGGGTCGGTGATGACGTATGCTTCCACGTCGTTGGCGGTGTCCGAACCCGGCCAGTAGTTCGACCAGACGGTGCGCTTCTGGGCAACCGACAGGTATTTGCAGCCAGCGAAGACGCCCGCTACCGGGATGTAGACGGTGACGACCGGAATCGTGGCCGAGGACGTGGCGGCGGTGGTCGTGGTGCTGAGAACCACGGCGGTCGTTGAGGTCGCCGAGACGACGGTGAACGAGCCGTTCGGTACGCCAGTGGCACCAGTTACGACGATGGTCGAGCCGACCGGGGGAGCCCAGTTCAGCGGAAGGTTCGCCGTGGAAGTAGCCCCGGAGACGAGAAGAGTCGTGGACAGGGCGGTAAACGTGATCGTCATTGCGCCTGTAGCAACTGTGGCGATGCCAGTGGCTGCGACGGTCAGGGTGACCGGGCTGACGGCCTGCGCAATGTAGCCGGTACCGACACCAGTGGCGGTGACAGTGGCCTGCACAACAGGGTCGTTCAGGAAAATTGCAGTTGTGTTGCTCGACGCGATGGCAGCAAGCGTCTGCTCATAGGTCGGAGCGGAACCAGCACCGGAGTACTGCGAAAAGCCGTTTGGCGCAAAGGTGTTCGCCATGTCGGAGGTCTCCTTTTCAGGAGGTCCATCATCGCGCGCCGGGGCGAGTCTAGAACCGGGGAATTGTTCAGTCTCCCACGCCGGGGGGAGAATGTTATCAATATCGCATGGAATTGTTGGTCTGTCCAGCAGGGTTCGAACCTGCGACCTCCGGTTCCCAAAACCGACGCGCTACCAGACTGCGCTATGGACAGATGGTGCCACCTGTAGGATTTGAACCCACGACCTTCTGATTACAAAACAGTTGCTCTACCAACTAAGCTAAGGTGGCATTTTGTTAGAGGGTGGCAATCGCAGACTTCGTGATGGCCCCGCCCGACTTTTCCGTCACGTCCTAGAAACCGCATCGGAAGCGAGTGCCTGCTTAGGCTTTGCCGTAATCGCCGCCACCCTCTGGAGGAACATCGCGTCGCAGATCGCTGTTGGAACCCGCATTCCCAGCAAACCCACAGTACGATGCACCACCAGAAGGTGTAGGTCTCGTCTTTCCGAGCGTCACGGTGTTACAGACCCGTCGTCCAACGCTTCCACGGCAGTTCCCGTTTCAGCATCTTGGTTGCGCAGGAAGGATTTGAACCTTCGACCTTCTGGGTATGAACCAGACAAGCTACCGCTGCTCTACCGCGCAAAACTTGGTGAACGTCTTTCCGCCCTGTCATCCCCTTGCGGGGAAAGTCCCAACCACGAGACAGAGTAATGCATCTTTAGGCTTTCGAGTTTTACGTGTCAACACCCTCGAACTTCGAACATGCAATTGCGCGAACAGCGTCGTACGGTACACCATTTTTTCCGGTGTGGTTCTTCACAAGAGTGCAAATGTGAGTCTTGCGATTTGATGCGGAAGGCCATTTGTTGTTGGCATATTTGCACTCAAGACATTTTTTTCCTAGGTCAGGATTTACCCAAGTCACCTGACCCAATTGGGTTTTCTGCATTCTTTCCGCTAGTTCCACCTTGAACCCCTCCGTTCAGGAACACTGATACGTATGGCTCTAAGGCATCCCATGCTTCTTGTACAGCAGGCGTCCCCTCGGCCCTTATAGCCCTGCGGAGACGCCCTATTTTATTGTAGATGGTGACAGCCTTGATCATTCGGGGATTTGCATCGCCTCAAACTTTTTGCCGATTTTGACCAGAGGGTCACCTTTGTTGGTCCGGTCGAACTCGCCACCTTTGCTCTGCGTCAATTGCGCTTCCTTGTCGCGCATCTGCATCCGGGCCTTGCGGTATTCGGAGTTGCGCGCCTCCTGCGTGATCTCCATCGGGCGCTCCATCAGCACCATGCCCTTGCGGGTGATGTCGACGCCCCTGTAGCCAACTGGCATCAGTTCAGGGTGCCGGGAGGCGGGGACGATCTCCCAACCCTTGCGGGCCAGAGCAACTTGGTGGGCCGGGTCTTCAGCGCCAAGGATGGTGCGGGTCTTCCACTCGTAGGACCAGCCGTCCGGGATGATGCCGATCTCCAGATGGAACTCGTCAGTGCCGTCATCATTCAGATCGGTAGCGTGACCCTTGAGTTCTGCCGTGCGGCGGGCGGCGCGCTCACGCGGGCTTTCCTCGGCGGAAGCTGTCGGACGCATTTCGGGGCGGATTGTCATTGGATTTTCCCTTCCTTCTTGAGGGCGACCAAGTTCTTGGCGTAGTCCTCCGGTTTCATGCCCATCATGTCAGCCATTTCGCGCTGTGCAGCGGACAAACGCACAACGTTGGTGCGCTGGTTCTGGCCTCCACGGTTCGCGGGAGCCGCTGCAGGCGCGGCATCGCGGCGCTGCACCACCTTTGCGGCGTACTCGTCGTCAGTGTTGGTCTTGGCGACCTTGGGGGCCACCTTGAGCGTCTCTTCGATGGCCGAGAAGTACTCATCGCTGTCGGTGGGGATGCCATCGGCCACGGCGAGGTTGTGGGCGGCGATCATCTTGGCGTTCAGGCGGCTGTCACGCACGAACTCGGGGTGCTGACGGACCCAGTCTGCGGAGCGGGGCGACAACTGGGCAGCAAAGGCCTCCACGGGGTCAGCCGGAGGTGCCACTGGCTCCGGCTGGCGCGGGGCGTTCTGCATAGCACTGCGACCATTCTCCAATTGGAGCAAGTTGGCCGAGTTTGCCGACATTTCCGACTGGATTTCGGTTGCGCGGGCGAAATCACCGTTCTGCAGGGCCATCGTATGGGCCTGCTTGAGCAGTTCTTGGTCCCGGCTGACCGTTTCGATGGCATTGACCACCAGTTGCAGATTGGTATCGTCCACATCCGACCGCGCCTTATGAACTTCACGGGCCGCTTGGTGCAAACGCTGTTCAGCAGCCTGACGCCCGGCCTTTTCAGCCGCCAGTTGGGCCTTCAGTTCGGTGATATAGGCGGGTTCTGCCGCCTCTGGGGCTTCCGAAACGTCATCTTCCGGCAGTTCCAGTGTGATGTCGTCATTTTCTTCCATGATTTCCCCCTCAGTACACGGTGTCGGGGTCGGTGATCCGGCCCTTGATGTTCACGTCGTCGAAAATCCGGCACAGGACGTTGTTGACGGTGATCGACCAGCCTTCAGAGGGGCGGAAAATCAGCCAGTCGTGGTCGTTGAACTCCATCCCGGAGAACCAGTTGCCGTCCTGTTCGAACGCCAGAGGGCCGCGCTTGACCAGAAGACCGACCTTGGACTGGTAACGGTCCTCGTCGAGGTGCGCCTCCGTCAGGATCAGTCCTGATTTTGTTTTTGTGGGCCTCAAATATGTGGCCAACAGCACTTGATTGTGGAAGAGTTCCACGTTAGAAAGATCACCAAGCTGTTCGAGGATGGTGTTTTTGGGGTCTTTTTCGTGGAGCATCGGCATGTGGGGCATGATTAATCTTTCAGAGGGTTTTGTTGACGATGGTCTGGACGTCACCGCATAGGTCGATGACCATATCCAACGCAGCAATCTTTCCGACTGCTTCGCGATATTCTTCAATGGTCTTGATGGAGTGACCTCCAACAAGAACCTGAGCAATGTGGTTTCTTTCTTCAGCTACCAGCCTACGCAACTCCCGTTCGAAAACGGTGCTTGCAGATTGTATCATCATATCACTCATTTATGGTGTGGCCCCCAGTAGAGGGAGAAATGCCGGAGGCCACGAAGACGCAGGGAGGGCGCGCCTTACTTCTGTTCTAGGCCATATGCCTTGATCTTGTCCAGTCGGGCTTTCGCGCCACCAGCACCAGTGTGGATCGGGTAGACCTTGCCGCCAGACTTGCGGCCCATTGGCATAGGCATGCCCGGAGGAGCGCCCGGCGGCGGCATGGGCGGAGCGCCAGCGGCACCAGCCATAGCAGCGCCAAGACCGGGCGGCATGTGCATCGGGCCGGGCATCGGGGGAGGCATTCCACCATCCATCGGCGGCGGGGCTGCCACGGGCGGCATGCCCATCGGCGGCATCGGCGGCTTTGCGGCAGTGTGCGGCATGACGTTGATCACGATGTTCGTCTTGCCCTTGGTGCGGCCACCCGTGGCGCGGGCGGTGCGCGAACCACCGCTGCACTTCTCGCATGTGCAGCCCTTGCCGCAGGCCTTGCCACCGTCACTGCGGCTTTCCATCTCGCGCTGGCCTTTGGCGTCCATGCGCTTGTCCTCTGGAGACTTCTCCCACTCTTTGTGAGTCATGCCATTCTTCTTGGCCATTCTCGCATCGGTCAGGTTGTCCTTGGGCGAACCCTCGTACTTCTTGGCCGTGCCGCCGCGCTTCATGCCGTCCGGCTCATTGGTCGGTTCCTCGTACTTTGACCGGGTCATCGGACGGATTGAGGTCTTTGGGGCCAGCCTGCCCTCATCAGACGCGCTCTCGTTGCTGCGGGCCGCGCCGTCCATGCCAGCCTGAGTGATTGGCTTCGGGCGCGGTGCCGGGCCATTGCCACGTTCCGCCGCAATATCGCCGCCGACACTTTTCTTGACCATTCCGCCAGTCTTGAAGCCGCCGACGTGCTTCTTGCCTTCGCGCTCCTCGTTGGCTTCCTTCATGTCGCGGTTCTGCAGGTTGTCAGGAGTGGCTGGCTTGCGCCCGGCGCGGGACAGATTGCCCTTGGCCTCATCACCGTCGACCTTGCCGCCAGCCTTGAAGGCGCGGCGCGAGATCGGACGTGCGCCAGTTTTGGCATCAGCGTCAAGCTTCTCGTCTGGTGTCCAAGTGGAACTGTCCACCTTGCCGCCGGAGGAGTTGATGCGATCCTCTGCCTTCTTGTTCTTTGCTGCACGCAGCGCTTTGAAATCCATGTCACGATCCTCTGAGGGTTATCCGGCGTCCCGGTCGTGCTTGCCAGAATACACCGAAGCGACGCTCAATGCACGTTCGATGTGGCTTTGCCCCTTGACGGGCTTTTTAGTGTCGCAATGCTTCAGCCACAGCTTGAATTGCGCCATCGGCATCCCCACCATCGACTTCATCCGCATGGGGCCTTTTCCGTCGCTGAAGCCGCCGTGGTAGGCATGCTCCGCCTCTGACTTGGTGCGGTATCCCAGCAGAACCTTGTGTTCGTCGAACTTCCCCGTACGATGATCTTGCTGGTCGACGACGAAAACGTGGTCCGACTGGCCATCTGGACCGATGCAGACGTCCACATGGTCCCCATCCGCACCCTCGGTGCGCTTGATGTAGCCATAGTCGTAGGGCAATTTGACCGACCACTTGTGTCCGTCCGGCCCGGTGCCGCTGCGGGTCTCGCCCCTGCGGTTTTCGATGCTGATCGGCAGCCCTTGGAAGCTGATGTGGTCCTTGCGGTAGTTGCCAGCCGCCTTCTGGGCATCGGTGGGCTGGACCGCGCCGCCAGTCTTGAAGCCATAGTCCTTCTGCCGCTTTTCCTGCGCCCCCTTCACCAAATCAACTACCCTTTGGTCAACGTTAACCGATGGAAACTTGGTCATCAGGGCGTGCTGGGCGGTGGTTGGGCTGGTGGCAGAACCCAGATGATCTCTCCAAATGTCCTTGGCCTGCACCAATGCCGGAAATTTCCCAGCGTACCCAAGGGAAGGCATGCCGTGGGTATAAGTTCCATGCGACAACATGCTGTTGTTCGGCTGCAGACGGTTGGTGTTGCTATTCAACTTTGAGACGGAAAAGCCTGTCGCACCCTGCGGCTCACCCATCAGTTCCGGCTCGGTGTTGGCAAAGCGCAGGGATGCCACGTTTGGAAAACCAGCCTGCTGCCAGCGGACGCTGTCGAGGTTTTGCACGAACTTAGTGACATGATTTCCGGGTCTCGCTTTCACCTTACCGGGCTGATTGTAAAAGAAATCATGCACCTTTCCGGCATTCAGAATGCCCGGCCATTCCATCGGAAACTGGTTGTTGGCGGGGAATTTCCGTGCCATCTCCTCGTCAAATGCACGAATTGCTCCCCTTCCAATCGGTCGGTTGCCAATCTGAATGCCTCCGATCTGGTTGATAGCGGAATGCAGAAGCATGTGGGAACTGTCTCCGGATTTGTGTCCCATAGACACATGCGCGCCATAGAGTGGGCTTTCATCATCATGCAGATTATGGACCTTGTTCTGCATGGTTTTGGCCGCTACGGCGCGTGACCGCCATGCAGACGGATCGTCTCCTTGACCAAATTCAGAACGCGGATAGTTTCCGCCGCCCTGCTGGTTCACAGAACCCTGCATGCGCGAACCCTGAACTCCAGTGAGAACCGTATCGGCTGGGGTCTTGTCACCCACTAATGGCACCAGTCTGGCGTTTTCCCGCTGTAGCTTCTCTATGTCGAGGTCTTTGCTTGGTATCAGGTTGTTCTTTGGAGAGAACTGGGCCTCCAACTCACTGAACGGCAAGATCAAATGCTTGTTCTTTGAGTTTGGCTTCATATCGGAAAGGTTTGGAGGGTTCTCCAACAGGCGTGGGTCTCTCTGCAAAAGATCGCTTCCAGTGCGAGAGAAACCCTTAGTCTGTGACATATCCATAGCTTTCCGCACGATGTCCTGTGTGGACATGCCGCGCAAATGATCAACAAAGTCATGGTTGACGTTGGATAGGCCGTGGCCGGGAATGCCTAGCGCGGCGATGGCGTGGGCGATGACGTCGTGATGGGAATTGCTGCCGCCGCCCTGTTTGCCGATCCTGCCTCCCGCGTTGGCATGCCTCATGGCATCAATGACGTCGTTGTGTGTCGTCTGCTCGTTCCCAGCCTTGTCCCAGATCGCGTGGTGGGTCAGGTGCTGGCGGAAAGGCTCCAGTCCGGGGTCCATCGTCGGGTTGAGAGCGGTCTGCCGCGATGCCAGTCGGTCGACCGCGTCAAAGCCAGCCCGCGCCATTAGGCGCTTGGCATCGGATGTCGGTTTCCCGGTCTGCAGGACCACTTGGCGGGCATCCAGCGTAGGTTGATCGCCACGGCCCAACATGGATGCCACAAAGCCCGCTTTGGCCGTGCCGATGCCGTGCAGCTTCTTGCCGAACTCGCGCCACTCGGCGACCGGGCTGTCGCCGGACAGGGCGCGCTTGACCATGGTGGACACGACCTTGTTCTTGTCCGACAGGTTCTCAGCGGCCCACGGGAGCGCATTGGTCTCGGCGTTCAGGCCGAAGGGCTTCATGACCTGTTGGGCATGCGCCACGGCGTCGTGGTCAACCTTTCCGACCTCTGCCGCGTCCAGATAGCGTTGCCCCATCGGGGTCTTCAGCCACTCGCCCATCGCGCCTTCCGGCCTGACCTGACCGGACACGCCCGGCGGAAGGTCAAGGCCTACGGCGCGCAGCTTGCTGGCGTCCTTCGACTGGCGCTGGATGCTGGACCGGGTGATGGCATAGGCCTTGATCAGGTCACGCGGCGACAGGCCGGGGCCAGATGCCTTGCGGGCCATCTCGTCCATGTATGCTCCGAAGTCCTCGACGTGTCCGGGGATCGAATGCAGGCCACCAAGGCTTTCCTGAACATCCTTGAGGGGACGCCAGTTCCAGTCCTTCATCTTCTCGCTGGCTGGGTCTTGGTAACCGGACACCAAGTCCAGTGCGCGATGGATGTTGGCCATGTCAGTTCCCCTTGGGTTTCAGCGCCATTATAGCACCAGTGCCGTCCTTCGTGAAGCGTCGCGTCATGGCAAGGGCGGCTGAGACCGGGTTGACCTTGCGGGCCTTCATGAGTCGGGCAGCACCACCATTGTGGAACTTCTCGGTGATTTTGTGCTGTCCCTGAACAAATCCACCGTTTGCACGTTTCATAATCGTCACGTCGGGCAGTGGATGTCTTTTTTCATCCCAACCAGCGGCTGCCCAAGACTTTTTCATGTCGGCGAATTGCTCTGGAGTCACGTACTTTGGATCAAATGGAATGCGACCCAGTTCTTTGAATCCGTACTTGCTATAGAAGTCCGGCAGGAAACCTTTCGGATGTTTATCGGATGGAACGGCAAAGGCATCAAGAGCCGTGACACCATGCTTGATTGCGGCTTTCATCAAGCTGTCGCCAACACCACGAGCATTTTTGTCGTTGTTGACTACGCCAACAAGTGCTTTTTCGTGATTGGTGAGTGCAGGATGTTCAAATCCATAATCATCACCGTAATCAGCGCCATTCTTGATGCCGAAATAGGCATCGTGACCAGCAAGCTTGTATCCCTCAAACTTTCCAGTACCAAGCATCTGGCGAACCTCTTGAGGATCGTACTGGGTCAAGGTTGAGGCGGATGGAGATGAACTCAAAGCCTTTGAAAAGTCTTCAGGCTTGAAGCCACTGCGAGACCAAACGGGAAATCTTGATCCAGTCGATCCGCCGTCGCTTTTGCCGTGCGCCCGGTAGATCGCGGTCATTGCCTCGCGCTCGTGCGGAGGGATGAAGTCCTCCGCGCCCTCATGGTGAACCCATGGTGGCAGGACGCCTAGCTTTTGGTCGGCGAAGACCGTGTCTTCAGTTTTTGCGGTGCGGTTCTTGTCGCCGTGAGGTCCATAGTTGAGCCAGCTATTCTGGCCACGCGTCTCCGTTCCGAGGGCAATCCGGGCAAGAGGCGAGAACATGGCGGCGTGTTGACGCCATGCGTTCTCCTCGCCGTCAGCGCGGAACCCGACACCCTCCTTGGCATGGCCAAAGTAGTCGTGAACGGCGCGGAAAAGGTCGTTGAACAGCACTGGCTTACCGTTCCATCGCTCCCCACTGTCACCAAGCATGGGGTTTTCGTCAGCGCCGGGAAGGCTGTCCCCGGTTCCGTATCCGGCATCGGTTGGGTAGACGAACATGTGGTTGTTGTGCCGGATGTCCTCGACCGCCAGTCGTGGGTTGCTCTGGTATGGGTCATCTGATGGGTCATGATAGAACTCCACCTTGACCCCGGCCCTCTTCATGGCCTGATACTGCCCCATCGTTTCACGCAGCATTGCGTCGTACGAAGACTTTACAAGTGGGTTGCTGGGGTCGTGCAGCATTGCCTCGTAGGCATCGGCGATACGCTTGGCGCGGGCTGGGTCAACCTTTTCGTAAGACTTCGGCGGGTTGTACGGGATGCCGGATGTTTTTGCGTAATCTTGGGCGACCTGACGAATGCGCGGATCGTGACCAGCCGTGATGGTGCGGCCAAGAGTGGGCATCTTGACGGTCGTGGGCAGCCCTTTCAGGTCTTTTTCGCCAGATGCTGGTAGCGATGCCGGAAGAAAGCTTTGGCTTCCTCGTACTCCTCCACTGATTGAAAGTCCTTGCGCTGCGGAGCCAGCTTGGCGATCTCCGGGGGTAGCTTGGTCATCGACTGTGCCTCCTTCGGCTTTGGTAATGTCGGGGTTCTTCGGGTCAAAATCACCATTGTTTCCGGTAGCTGATTTGACCTGTTCTGGGTGCAGCGTCACAAATGAGCGGTTGCCGGGGTCTTCGACGTCGTTGGTGTAAATGATGCCATCGTGTCCGGTCGATCGGATGACGTCTGCGGCGCGGCACTTCAGCGCGACAGCGTGCTGGAAGCGGCTCGGGTCACCAGTTATATCGTGCAGTTGCTCTGCTGCTTTGAGGTAGCGTTCGTTACCCGGTTCATCAGACAGCTTGAGCATGTGATCTCGGACCTGATCCAGCATATTCCAGTCGTTCTGCCAGCCCCACTCCTTGCCGACGTCAATGGGGTTTTTCATGCTCAGGTGGACAGGCATGACGTGGTGTCCACTGGCCCGAAGCTTCTGCGTATTTCCCCACAGTTCATGACCACTTTTTTTGCCGCCTGCGCGTTCATGCGCGGCGTCATTGGTGCCGAAGTGAGATAGTGGGTAGAACTCGTCGAAATCTGCCTTGGTCGAGTGATAGACTACGGGAGGGACTTCGGGATGGTTTCCGGAGATGAAGTTCAGGCGGTTGTCGGAGACCTTGCCGCCGCTGGCGAAGCCCTGCGCCCAGTCCGGGACGCTGTCATGGTGATAGGATGGCCCCCACGTCCGGGCGGGGCCGACGTCGAAGTGCATGTTGTTGGTGTAAAAGCCAAAGCCGTTGAACCCGGCTTTCTTTGCCTCGGTCGCCAGAGCCAATTTCTGCTCAGGCGTCCAGCCATGTGTGTCGATGTCGAACGCATTTCCGCTCAGATGCTGACTGCCCTTGGCGCCGCCGACAGCGTCGTTCTGCGCCGGGTCACGGTAGTCGCTGACCACGTTGAACGACTGCCCGGTCCAACCCTTGCGCAGAGCGTCCAGAGCGGCCTGTGCAGAGGCGGAGACGCCAGCCGTGGGTGCTTGGGCGGGCGCTGCGTCAGGTGCTGCTGCGGCGGGCTTCTGGGCGTCCCCTACGAGGCTGGCAAGGGTCTCCAGTGTCGACGGCCCCTGCTGCTGCGCCTGCTGCTGGATGGGTGCCACAGCGAGGTGCAGGGCCTGCTGCGCTTGGTACTGCGGGACGTAGCCTAGCGCTCCGCCGTAGTCCTTGCCGATGCGGCCACCGGATGCATATTTGAGCGTTGACGGGTCGATGCCGACATTCCTCAGAACATCCTCGTTGTCCCTCGCCATCGCCCACGAAGTGCGCCCAGCCTTATCGGGATCAGTGAGATCGGCATTCATTCCATTCCGACCAACCGAATTGACGATGCCGGGTCCGGACGATGTTTTGACGGTCTGCCCCATCAGCTTGTCAGCATGGAAACGCAGGTTGTTCGATACGGCGTCAGGCCTGTAGCCCTTCCAAAATGCGAAGCCCTGATCGGTCAGCGTCTTGTCAGGTTCAATCGGTCCAAAAGCATTTTCAGCAGCATCATGCATCGCTGACATCAGGCCCTTGCGCTGATGGTCGGGGTGAACTGCCATCTGGAATGCAGAAAGCTTGCCAGTTTCACGGTCGCGGCTAAGGGTCATCTGTCCAACATTGCGACCCTTGAAACGCGCCAGAACGCCAAGCCTGTCAGGATCAACCTTGATGCTGTATCCCTTCTGCAGAACGCGACCTCCATCAGCATGCACGGCGCGGGGGACGCCCGGCATGTACTTTGATGGGGCGATCTGGCCTCCTGCGCGAGTGACAGCCGTGGCGTGGCGGGCAAGTTCCATTGCGCCACCCGTGGACGCGCTCAAGTGCGCCAGATGCCCCAGTCTTGGGTCGAAGCGGGCGAACTGGGAGCGTATGTTGGTGGGGTCCGACATGACTGTCTCGGTTGATCGGATGGCGTTTTCCGCGTCAGAGTGCTTAACTCCGCCAGCAGCACTGATGCTGTCAGGAAATTGCGCGCTGTCAAACCCAAGTTTCTCGTGCGTTGGAATATATCCATCAGGGAGGGGAAACCCCATTTGTGATGTCCCCGGATAAGGACCAGTTCTGACATCGGAATTTCCAATGTTGGCTATGGTTGGTATGATGTTCTTTTCGAATGGTTGACCTTTATAGTCTATGTTTCCGTATCGGTCCAGATAACGGTTCGCTGCATTTGGATTATCGGTTGTTGAAATGCCTGACGTACCAGTGTGTCCATAAAAACCACCAACTGGGTTAAATTTTTCAACATCACGAAGGGTAGAATGAAAACCCTTATGTGCCATCCCCATCTGCCACGCCCTTTCCATGCGGCTGGCGTAGTCCATAGGCATGGGCTGACCCGTGTTGCCGCTGGAATAGTGCTGGTGAAGGCGCTGCGGGTCGGCCTGTGCCATCAGGTCATCGGTGACCTCAGACGCACGGCCCTGCCGGAGCAAGTCCGCGACATAGTCGGCGATGTTCTCGGACGGCTTGTCTTTGCGCTTTGCCGTCAAAAGGGCCGCACGGATTGCCTTGTCTGTCATTTCTTCGGAACCCTTGCCAAGTGGTGCTTGCTCTGGATGTCAGCGGCGATCTTGAGCGCGTCGTGGAGATGCTGCTGGTTCTGCATGTCCTTCTCGTGCTGCATGCGGACCTCGTCGTTCAACTGGTCGCGGTCCATCCGCATCTGCTCCAGTTTGAGGTCCGTGTCGCGGTCGAGGTCGCGGTTCTGGTCGTTGGCCTGATCGCGCTGGGACGACAGGTCCATCTGGCGGGCTTTGTTCTGCTCCGCCATGACCTTGATCTGCATTTCCTGCGGGTTGGGGCCTGCGACACCAGCCGGGGCGGCGGCGGGCTGCTGCGCCTTCGCCATGGCAGCCTGCGCCCGCATGGTGTCAGCATCGGCCTTCTGGTGGGCGATCTTGATTTCTTCCACGCCCTTGAGGAACTCCGGCGGCGGCTGGTGGCGCTGGGCTTCCGGCTTCAGGAACTGCTCCGGGTTGGACCATCCGATGGCTTTCAGCGCTGCCTTGTCGATGGCGACCTCGTCGTACAGGCCGGGGTTCGCCGACTGCAGTTGCTTCAGAGCCATGATCTTCATCACGCGCTGGGCATGGCTGGAGGTGTTTGGGTCGGCCTGAGGCACCAGTTCGTTGTCGTTTAGGGCCTGCAGAAGCAGTTCCTCGTTCCACTTCATGGTGGGCGTCCGGTTGCGCTCCCAGAAGCTGGCCGGATGCTCACGGAAGCACCCCATCAGCAACTGGAACTCCTCGGCCTGCGCGGCATGCATGCGCTTATGGACGGCGTTCTGGATTTTGGTCGCCTGTTCGATCATCGCCAGCGTGGTTCCGACCGGAGCGTCAGCGCGGCCCTCGCCGACTTGAGCCTCGCTGGTGCCGCCGACACGCATGCCAGTCTGGCTCATGTTCTCCACAAGCGACATCAGCGCGCTGGACGGCTCTTTGTAGGGCAGCGGCATGATGGCATCGCTGATCTTCTGGCCACCAGTTTTGACCTGCGCGCCGCCGCCGGGCGGGACGCGGAAGATGTTGGTGTTCTGCCGTGCGCCGACGTCGCTGATCAGGAAGCCGGGGAAGTTGGCGTACATGCCAGCGTCCAGCAGTTCACGCCACGCGGCGGTGATGGCGTTTGTGGTGTTGCCAAGGATGTGCAGCAGGCCGATGTCGTAGAAGCCAAGACCCGGTACGAAGGTGTACTTGACGAACGTGGTACGCGCCTCCGGCAGCATGCCCGGCTCGGGCTTGTTGAAGTTGCGGGTGATCGACAGGACTTCCTTGGAGGACACGTCGATGGTCACGCGGTACGGGATTTCCAGTCCGGTGATCTTGTTCTTGAACTTGTGTTCGAAACCTTTGATGTCCAGTTCGCAGTAGATTTCGTAGATTTCGCGGTCCCGGTCGTCCGGGTTGACGGAGCCAGTTGTGACGCCCTGCTGAGACGCCTTGGCCTCGGCGGCGGCGTCCGGCGTGACTTCGTTCGGCGTGGCAAGGTCGATGTCCCGGTAGACGCCAAGGATTTGCAGGCGCTTGACTGTCGACGGTTTCAGGAACACGCGGTGCGTGACGCGCATGGCGGTGGACAGGTCGGTGGCGCTGTTGTTCACGATCAGGTTGTCGGCGTCCACGCTATCGCTGGCGGGTCGGTTGCGCAGCGGGCAGAAGAACACCTTCTTGAACGACGTGCCGCCAAAGCCCAGAAGCAGCAGCATGCGGTCGGTGTCCGGGTAGTATTCCTTGGCGGTGACGGTCAGGAAGTGGTTGCCGTCCTTCTCCAGCGCGTTCGCCATGTCATCGCGTTCGACCGTAGAGCCGTTGGCGTC